CCGTTATCCTCAATCCCCACTGCAACTGGGTTGTTCATTCTGTAATGCTGTTACAAATATACAAAGTTTTTGAAACGTGATTACACTTTGCGATAAAAAATGAAGCGTGATTTCTTAAAAAAGCCAGCCTTCTTTTGATTTTGCCTCGGCTGTTTTTACGTTCTTTACTGCCTCATTGTAATAACTTTCTTTGAGTTCAAATCCGATACCCTTACGCTCATCAAGGATCGCTTGATATACCTCTGAACCAATACCCATAAAAGGAGTAAATACGACATCACCGCGATTGCTCCATAACTGAATAGCACGGTGTATAGTGTCAAGTTGTAACGGGCAAATATGCTTCTCGTCCTTTTCACCCCTTGCATCCATTTTATTGAGGGTGTTTGAATAGTTTATATCCATCCAAACGGGTGAGGCCCATTGTTGCCAAGTATCTACGTTTATATCGCAGGTTACGGGGTGCTGGTGTTCGCCTTCTTTGCGGAATACCATTAAATAGTCTGGTATTCCCACGCGGCTCATCGCTGCGTCCTTTTTTACCTGTTTATGTAATAGACCCAGAGCCTTTGTAAGCTGCATTTCCGTTACGGGGTTTTTCCATATCGTCACGCGGCTATGGTAAATAAATCCTGCATCCTCAAATGATTTAAGTATCATTCCTGAAAAGTCACGCAAACCGATATATCCCTCTTTACCCTTCTGTATCGGTAGATCCATACAATGTACGGCTACATTTCGCCCTTGCCACATCACACGGTAAAGTTGATGCACAAGGAAATTAAACGCCTCAAAGAATTCATTATAATCCTTACTGTTTCCCATATCGGCCAGTTCATCCGAATAGGTATAAAGTTCCGCAAAGGGTGGACTGAATACAGAAAAACCTACGCTTTCATCGGGCAGAGATTGTATTAACTCACAGCAATCACCGTGATATATCGCGGCCTGTTCACTAATATACTGATTTCTAATTTCCATAATGCTTAAATAAATTGTGGCAGCATCATTTTCTGTGTGCCTGTTGTTTTCTTGAATTTGTTTTTAAGAGTTATATTGCGGTTAGTAGCCTCCGTCATCTTGCGCTGCATATTCTCAAATGCGGTCTGTTTGTTGCGGATGCTATTGCGCACATTCTGCATCGTATCGGTGCAAATTAGGTGTATGTTCACTTCCTGGGTCTGTCCGAATCGGTAACAACGGCGGATGCCTTGATAAGTGCTTTCAAAGGAAAAGTCAAGGCTGGCGAATATCTGATTATGACAATTCTGATAATTCAGTCCGAATTGCGCTATTTTCAGTTTCGTTACCAATACGCGGTATTTGTTTTGCCCGAATCCCAAAAGTTTCTGCTCTTTGATTTCGGGTTTCTCGTTTCCGCGCACCTCCACTGCCTCGGGTATCAATGAACGCAACATATCACCCTCAATATCCTGCTTAATCCAAACTATAAAATTGTCATTGGGATTGCTGTTCACTATCTCGGCTGTCTTCTGCATCCTCTCGTTCATAGTAAGTCGCAGTTCCTCATTGTATGAGGTCGCGTTTACGGCTATATCGTTAAACAGCATCCCGTTATCGCGCTTGGCGGTCACTATATGCTGTTCAATCAGATGCAGGGGCGGTAGTATGTACCCTTCATCGGAAAAACCAATATCGGAGGGTTTTTCAATCATTGTCGCCCAATCGCTGACAAAATCCCAAAACATCTGCTCACAATGTCCTTTCAGCCTCCACGAACTCGTATTGCCGCCATCGTGAATAAAATACATAGCCAGCATCTCGTTACGGCTCATAACGTCCAAAAACTCTGCATGATTACCCAACTCCATCACGTCATTTGGTGATGGTGTCGCGGTACAGGCCAGCTTGTAAGGTGTCTGTTTGAATGTGTCAATAATGAGTTGTTTTGTCGCTCCGTCAAAGTTTTTGAGTATTGAACTTTCATCTAACACTACACCTACATAATCGGATATTGTAAGGTTCTCTATCTGGTCGTAATTTGTGATATATAACCCGTCATCAGTGCTATCTCCGAGGCGGTGTACTATATATCCAAATTTATTACCTTCCTCAATGGTCTGACCTACAACTGCAAGCGGCGCAATAATTATAACCTTACCTCCGATACGGTTCACGATCTGTTGCGCCCATTCCATTTGTTGAATTGTCTTGCCCAGGCCCGTGTTCTCAAACAGGGCATATTTGCCGAGTTTGAGCGCACGCCTCACGCAATGTTTCTGAAACGGGAACAGCATCGGGTTAAGGTCAGTAAGTTCAACCTTAAACCCACTCTCCTTGATATGCGTTTTCTTGCGTTCAAGGAACTGTTGATATTCTTTATTTGTTTTAATCATTGTTATAGTTCAGAATGGCATATCCGACTTCCCGTTTCCTTCTCCCTCGGCGACAGCCTGTGCGGCTGCTGGTGCTGTTGTCTGCCCGTCGGTTCCCGCTTCGTCTTTCTCTTTACTCTGCAGGAACTCCAACTCGTCCACACGTACCGACCAAGCCTGACGCTTGATGCCGTCTTTCTCGTACTCTCGGCTCTGCATCTTGCCTGTCACTGCCAGACGTGTGCCTGACTTGATACTCGCTCCGAGGGTTGACGCGCCCTCTTTCGTGGCGGTGTAAAGCACGCAATCGAACCAGTCGGTGCGTGAGTTCTCCCACTCGCCCTGTTCGTTACGGCGGCGTTCGGATACTGCGAGGCTGAATGTCACCATACCTCCGTTCTCTGTTGCGCGTGATACTGCGCTGTGGCCTGTGTGGCCTATGATTATAATGCGATTCATTCCTCTTCGTTTTTAATGTAAATAATTACACCTTCGTGCTTGCCTTGTTTGATATAATGGTTTACACCTTGGACATACCATGTAGGTGAGCCAAAATCACAATCCTCGTAAAGTTCCGGCATCTCAACCATTGTGAGTTCCTCTCCTGTTCTGGGTATCTGCTCGCATTCTACGAGTACCTTATTTCCCTGATTAGTTACAAATGTTACTTCCATAGTCGTTTTGTTATTGGTTATTATAATTGCGTGCATCAACTCCGTAGCTGTGTCCGCGCTTACCTGTCGGGTAGGGTGCAGACTTTGTTATCCATTCGGGTAATGAATGATGCAAGAGTATTACGCGACCATTCTCAATGTACGGTTCTTTACGTTCACCTCCGCGCTCGTCACCGTTACCATAAGGCAACATAAAAACTTTAATACCTGCACGCTTGCAGGCATTGAAAATACACTGCCTTATTTCCCCGTGTTTGGGTTGTCTTGTCGTATATGGTTGATACGCTTTCACGAGTTGTTTAACTGACTTATAACCGATATTTGAGCGTCTGGGTGACTTCTCTTTATTGAAGTTCAAGGTCATTTGTTCGCTTTCTTTTTTCTCGGTTACTTTTTCTTTCGGTGCGCCATCACCGCCCTGTCTGGCAGCACAATCGTGCGCCCAATTTGCCACCGCGCTTGCGATGTCAAAAATTAGTTTGTAATCATAATTTGTCATAGGTTAGTTAATTTAGTTTTTCTTCAAATTCTGTTATCTTGTCGTCCAGTTCCTGTATTCGTAAGAGTATCGCCATGAGTACCGATACGCCGAAAAGCATGAACAATACCAATAGAATGGCAAGTATGATTATCGCTGTCTTCATTTCAGTATGATACGTATTGAGGGTTTCACTTTCGTTGTTGTCTCATACTCACCGAACAGGTCTGCGAGATCTGGGTGCTCCTTCTGCATACGTTTGTAGTCGAAGCCCTTACGCTCGCTCTCACCTACGAGTGAGCAGGTGAAGCCGTCTGCCTTGACCTGTTCGATACCGGCCTCCTGCATGGCTGCCAGCATACGGTCGCGGAACTCATCTCGCTTGGCGGTGGCATCCTTGACGGCCTGCTCCATTTCGGCGTACATCTGTCCGATGTTCAGGAGTGGGGCTGGGTACTCGGTATCGGTTGGCATCGGCATTCCCCAGAACTCGCCCTTACGCCAGGCATCGAGCAGTCGCTCGACCTCGGCTGTGCCCTTGTCGGCTATATCAACGATACGCCATTCCTTGTCGCGGCGGTTATACCAGAACGCCTGCAGACGGGTTGCCTTACAGCCTGGGTTCTGCTTCTCGAAAAGATACTTGTAAACGGAAAGTTGCCATTCGAGGTATTCGGTATCGAGTTGGTACGTAGTCTTTATGTCGGCAAGCGTGAACTCCCCGTCCTCGTTCTGCATCACTACGTCCACCTTACTGGCTACCTCTTTACAGTCTGATACAAGATACTCAACGGCTGCGGCTGTCATGAACGTACGTCGTTCATCCTCCAGCCATGCCCCGCGTGCCTGTACGGCATCAATCATGAACGGCTCCAGATCTTCCGGCAAGTTGAACTCCTTGCCTGTCATATAAGCCTGTACGGCTTCGTGTATGGCTGTGCCTCTGTCAGCGGCATTACGGAGTACTGTCTCATCAATGCCCGTGTACTTATCTCGGTAGATAACGTCCTTCAGAATGGTCGTTACGCCAGTGAGCTCATTCAATCCCAGCACATATTGGTGCATACCCTCCGCGCGGTTCTCTATGAACTGAACGGGTGACTGTACAAGTTGTGTCTGTTTCATGAGAGTTGCTTTTTACGGTTCATAACTGCGTTGTAGAATACCTTGTCGGACTGGAAGCCTGTATGCTCGCGCCATACCTGCTCAAGATCCGTTACGTTGTTGGCCTCCTTGACGAGTTGCAGGGCCAACTCCAGATCTGCGCTGATGTTCTGCGGCTGTACGGGGTCGGGTGTCTCACTGTCGGGGTCGGTCAGGTCTTTCGTCGGTACGAGGAACATCTGCATCAGTACGTACTTCAATGCTATCGACTTGCATTTGTTATAACCCTTGTCGCCGCTATCGGCTGCTTCACCCCAGCCGTCTGCCGTGATACTGCTGCCGTCGGCTGTACTTACGAACGTGAACTTCATGTGTAGGCGTGTGCGGAACTGCGCAGTGCCGTTCTTCGTGGTGAACTGCTCCTGCAGGTGCTCTGTCTCTGACGGTATGATGATGATACCGGCTTCTGCAAGGTGGTCGTGCAACTCGTTCATGAAGTCATCGATGCCTCTAAACTTGAAATGCTGCTGTTCGTTGGTCTGGTTCTTTCCAATCGCTTTGATTGACTGCATCACCTGCCCGAGTTTGGCGTAGATGCTTGTGTTTGTTGTCTCACTCATAATGTTTGTTTGTTGTTTAGTTTGCGGCTCTCCATATACGTGTTATCTGTGCGCCTGTGAAGTAACTGCGCCCCGTGTAGCGGTTCACCGTAGGCATGATGCCGAACTGCTCTGCATAACGCCATAGCGTGCGGCGGTCACAACCCATACGACGGGCGGCTTCCATTATCGGATAGCGGCCTGCTGGTGATACTGTCGGGGCATCGTACGTCATCCCTGCATTATGTTACGGATTGCCATTTGGGTTAAGTGGTAGCGGCGTGACAGTTCCCCGTAGATGCGCCAGTTGCTGGCATCGGGAAACTGAGATCTGATACGGGCGAAGTCGGCCCTGATGTTGGCGTTGCGTTTCTGCATCGCCGCTTCTCTTTCTGTCATTAGTGTCTGTGTCATAAGCATATCTTTTTAATGATTGATAAATTCGGAATTGTGTTTCTTGAACAGCAGAAAACTCCCGATGCCGCTTGCCAGTACGGCAAGACAGCACCAAAGGTTTTCCAGATTGAGTACACATGGAAGTACGAACAGGCTCACGATGAGCAATACACTTGATAACGTCTTCATCTTACAAAGTTTTTAGGGTCAGACAATAACGTGTTCATCTCCTGGAAACGCTTTTGTGTAGTTTCGAACTCGTCGCTCTCGCGGAACACCCAATAATGCAGGTCAACTTCGCCGCCCTTCTTGTATTGCAGTTTGCCGTTCTGGGCGTTACGGGGGAATAGCATTACCTTGATCCAGAGGTCACCCCTGAATGATGATGTCTCAATCTGTATGTCGTGATAACCGGCATACACGTACTGGTGCGTCTGCGCCGAACGCAGAATGTTGTGCAGTAGTTCAATCTTTTCCATTGTTGTTGTAGGTTAGTGGATATTGTGATACATATTGTAGTAGTTCTGATTGGTGCGCTGCATCTGGGCGTCCCATTTGGCCTGTGTACGCTTGTCAAATGTCAGTTCGTAGGAGTCATCCCAAAGGCCACCCTTCTTTATACCTGTAATGTGGTTGCGGTACTTATCAGGTACATAGTCAAGTATCTGCTGTACGTAGTCATTCGGGTTGCCGAAGTAAATAATACTGATTTTGTGCATAAGGCTATCAGGTACGCAGCGCACGTGGAAATACTCACAATCGTTATACTTGCTGATACCTTTCGGGGTGTTGTAGATGACCTCGTCTATCAGTGCCTTAAATGCTTCTTTTGTCAATTTAACTTTTGTTGTTTCCATATCGTTGTTGTAGGTTAGGTTATATCGTATTTTAGTTGTATCTTTGCAAAGTTTTTTAGTAACTATTTTCTAAACTGCTTTGCAAATATAAAACTAAAATTTCATTTGTGATACTATCGTTTCATCGCAAGGTTGAAATTTTAATATTTTTTAATAAATACCTACAACAATAGTTATGCTCGAAAACAAAATCAAACTCCTGCTGACCGAGCAAAACAAACGGGTGAAAGACCTCTGCACCTATATCGAAGTGACAGATGCCGGACTACGGAAAATGTTTGCCCGTGACAGTTGCGAAACAAAGACACTCCTGCGCATAGCAGAGTTCTTCAACGTCAGCCCGTCCTTTTTCCTTGAAGATACGACACAGCAGAAAACGCCCACGCTTGACGTGTTCACATCGATACACAACAACGAGCGCAGTGTCAGTGTCAACGTCAATTCGGATCTCGTCGTAGCACTGAATACGGCACTGGAGCAGAACAACCGCCTGCTGGCGATAATCGAAAAGATGCAACGCTAATTATATAAGTATGAAAAAAGACATAATCAGCCCACAAATCAGTCAACGTCTGTTCTTCGCTATCGAGCAACTGACGGAAGCGGGACAGTTGAACGGCGTGCCGGAGTTCGCCAGCCGTTACGGCATCGGCCTGCGCCTGGCATATATGCAACGTCAGGAACCAGACCGCCGCATACTGCGTCCGGCTTGGCTCACATACATAGTACGCGACTACGGGATCAGTGCCGAGTGGCTGCTCTTGGGCGAGGGAAATATGTTCCGCTCGGAGGACAAAAAACAGGCGATACGTGCAAAAAGCGTGCAACAAATAAAGCGTCTTGCCGATACTCTCTTATAATCAAAGAGTTGCAGACCGACTTTTCACGTCTGGGGGGCGTGTGGTCGCTGGTTCGAATCCAGTCACCCCGACTACAAGTGAAAGCGGTCTGATACGCATATCGGGCCGCTTTTCCGTTACCTCCTGACCGCGACAATCAGGAGCATAAAACGGCATCATGCGACAAGAATACGTGCAAGAGAAATGAAAGTGCGTCTGTACCTCGATACCCGTTCCGGCACAGGGCCGTATCCCGTACGGCTCGGTTTCAGCCGTCACGGCCAGTCGGCATACATAACGCTGTCGGTCATGCTCATGCCGAGCCAGTGGGATGCGGAGAACCAACGGCCACGCCGCCTGCCGCTTTCCAAGTGGCCACAAGGCCCTACCGTAACGAACTATCTTGACCGCCGCCGTACCGAGATTGAAAACCTGCTTATGCGTCTGGAGGCAGACGGGGAACTGCATCGCCTTACGGCAACACAGATACGTGACCGTATCGTCCGGGAGGAACAGGGCGAACAGCAGACGGTCATGTTCTCGGATGCGTTCCGTGAGTTCGGGGCATCACGCCGTAAGGCACGCACCCAGGAACTCTACGCCTGTACGTGGCGAAAGATAGAAACGCTGTGCCCTCATGCCGACCGCCTGACGCTTGAAGATATTACGCCCGAATGGTTGCGCCATCTGGATAAGGATATGCAGCCTGGCACTCCGTCAGTCAACGCCCGTAACGTACATTTCCGAAACATACGTGCGGTTATGAATTGGGCGGTGACGGAAGATCTGACGCGCAACTACCCGTTCCGACACTTCAAGATGCACTACGAGGAAACGGACAAACTCTCGCTCACACTCACGCAACTGCGTAGGCTCATCGCCCTGCCTTGCACGGGTTTTGCACGTGAGTACCGCGATATGTTCCTGCTCTCGTTCTGCCTGCTGGGTATCAACATTACGGATCTGTTCCTGCTTCGTCACTCGGACTACGTTGACGGGCGCATACACTACCGCCGAAGCAAGACAGGCCGACTGTATAACGTCAAGGTATGGCCGGAAGCTGCCGCACTGATAGAACGCTATCGGGGTGAGCGTGCCCTTCTCTGTATCGCCGACCGCTACAAGTCCAGCCGTAACTACACACAGCATATCAATGACGGACTGAAACGCCTGATTGACCGAGCACCGTTCAATGAACTATCTACGAACTGGGCGCGACATACCTACGCTACGCTGGCGTTCAATGAACTGGATGCCAGCCGTGATGACGTGTCGGCTGCTCTCGGTCATAAGTACGGATCTGAAATAACGGCCGTATATATCAACCCCGACATACGCAAGGTGGATGCTCTGAACCGCCGGATGCTTGACTTGGTGTTTAGTGATAACTGAACTTGGTAAGAACTTGGCAATCGTTGCGAAGTAGTGCGAAGTTCAGGCGAAGCAGTTGCGAAGTTCATATTTGCCCGCTACGGCGTTTCACTCTGACTGGCAATAAAGTTATCACGTTTCAAAAGAAAACGCCGTAGCGGGCAAATAAATGCGCTCTACGGCGAAGTTTTAGTTATTTATGTAGGTTGGGAGTTCAGAGTGTTCCCTGTTCCATGTCATCAAACTGTACCACGTGCGTGAACTGACCTTTGGCCTGTTGGGGTTGCAATCGGTAATAATGCCCTATCTGCAGGTCGGCTCCCGTCACCGTATAGGTCGTTATCTTGTAGTCCTCGGTATTCGTTGGTGTGAGCGTGAACGTGTATTGCTGTTCGTCCTCGATGTCACTGATGAACACCGCACGCACTCCGTCCTCATTCGTTTGTGTTGCTATGTTTGCCGTCAGGTCTTGGCCGTTGATTGTCAGCGCTGCTTCATTCAGATCCCAGACGATTGCCAGGCACGTGTATTCTGCCGGAAGTATATATTGCTGTTGCTCGGGTGTTATCGTCCACTCGTATTCAATCTTGAACTGCGCCCAGCCTGATACGTGCAGGTTGTCGTATCGGAACACCGAGCGGTCATACGTGTAGTTGATTGAATAATCGCCCGTCCGTAGCGTGTAGGTCTTGCCTACGCTGATATTAACCGACTGGCCGTTGTTTTTCTCCGTCATCGTGAGGCCTGATGCGTTAAGGTCTGCATCTGTCGGCAACAGTGAACGGATATGTGCCAAGGCTTCCGATGTGTTGACCGCCCTTGTCATATCACCGCTTGACACCATACGCCAGCCGAATACCGCCGTTGTCGTTTGTTGTACTGGTTCTTTTAACTCTGTTTTCTCGTCTTGCGAGCATGATGCAAGACAAAGGACAGCCACCGCCGCCCCGAATAGATACTTATTCATAGGTTAGTTTGATTGAATACAATACAAGATACGAATTTCCGGCCGGGTGCAGAATGTAACCGCGTTACACTTTTTCACAAGTTTTACACCGGGATTTCAACAGGTGCGGAGGTGTCGCTCCTGTTGTTGTGCCTCGCTGTCTTTATGATGCAGTCGGGAATGGCAGGCATCACACAATACAATAACCTCCGATACTTTGTATTTCCACGCAAGACGTACACCCCTGTACTCCAGATGATGCACTTGCAGTTGTTCAGTTCTTCCGCATCGTTCACACCTACGGCCTCGTTCCCTGAATACCCGTTCACGAAAAGCCAACCATCGGCGGTCCTTTAATTGTTCTGAATAAGGAAGTAATACTTTTGGGGTGTTTTTGGTGTGTTTTTCCTTATAGTATATCTTTACGGCTTCTTCAAGCGAACTGACGTGCCATTTGCGTTCCTGCCAGTATGCGTACACGTCACGCGGAACTATCGGCAGTTTCCGTTTCCTGATTATATCCCGAACATACAATAATGGCGGGTTTCCGTAGAACTCTTGCCCCTTATATTTCATATTACTTGTATTACATATACGCTTTACCTTATCCGTTAAGATTGAGCAAAATTTCCCCTTACCCAGACAATTTGTTTTGTCTGGTAGGGATTTCGCTCAACTCATATGCGCCATAACCTTAGAGCCTTTTGAGTATCGGCGTGAAACCTGACTACCGATTTCAACGCTGGCGGATATTTGGTGTAGTCACTTTCCCTGCGTGTCCGCCTCGCAAATTCACGCTGCCCCTTATCCCGCTTGGGCTGTGGTGTCAGCATCCGTGTGGTGTATTGAGCCGTCCCAGATGCTCCCGGCACTACAAAAAAAAGAAACCGACTTTGTGCGGTTTAGGCGGGAACACAAAGCCAGTTTCAATATATAGTACGGTACTCGTACCGGCCTATAATCAAACTATGTCTGCTTTACAATACCCGCTTAATATTGTAATGCTGTTGCAAAAATACAAAAATTATGAAATCCCATATCGTTAATCAAAGAAAAAAAAAGAAAGAGAGGCTGACGGTACGACAACGGCAACCGCCAACCTCTCCGTAGGTATTAACCTACAACAACGGGGCAAAGATACTACGTTGTTTCGGTTCATGCAAATTATTCTCTCGGCCCTCGCACCGCGATCCATATCGGCACGTACTCAACCCTCACACGCTTGCTCTCGTACACGCCCTTGCGTGACAGGTTGCACTTGATTGTGTTACCCTGCACGCCCAGACGTTCGCCCTCACGCACCACCAATGCGGCGATGCTGGAGTAATACTCGCGCCGTCCGTCCGGCCATGACACCTGTACAATATGGCCCTGTTTCGTTCCTGTCGTTACGTTCATAATTCATATAGTTAAGGGCAGGGCCGAAGCCCCGCCGGTTAATAATCAGCATTCAACGCCCTGTATGTACTTGGCGGCCTTCTCTGCCTGACCTGCCGCGATAACAAACATCTTCGGGTCGTTCTTGATATGTGTAGCCCAACTCTGAATGTATGCCACCGAGTTCTTGAACGCCTTTGCGCAATCAATACCCGTTACGTTGCAGAGCATCGCAGCACCCATCTCGGCAACCAGTTCCTCACGTGAATAAAGTTCACTGCCGAACGCAGCCTCCGCACTGGTGATACCCTTACGGTTAAGCCTGTTCTGCGCTCCTGTCGAGTGTGTCAGTTCATGGAACGTGGTGCTGTAATACTCGGCCCGTTCCTTGTATTGCGTCAGCTTCGGCACTACAACTTCATCGGTCAGGGGTGCATAATAGGCGCGATTACTCGGTTTGTCGTTGTGAAACTTCAAGCCGCTACGCTGTACGTATGCCTCGATGATACGCTCCTGCTCGTCCAAGTATTCGGGCTGGGGTTCTTCCTCCTGCGCAGGCAGTTTGCTCTCGATACCTTCCGTCTGGCTGATATGCCACACGTTGTAATAACGCAGCAGTGGTATAGTCTTCAACTCGTTCACGTCCTCGGCCTCGCTCTCCGTCTTGCCGTCCTTGATAGTGAGTTGCTTGTAGAACACTACGAAACTGCCTTTCTCGCCTTTCTTGATACGTCCGCCGAGATCCTGAATTTGCTTGAAACTCAACCACTCGCCGCCCTTCATCAGCAGCATCTGATTGAGCAGGGAATACGGCTTGCGTGAGCAGTAATTGATTGCTCCACCTTCGGCTGTTGTAACTCCGTTCCAAGGCCTCTGCCACGGAATGATACCTTTGTTCAGTTGTTCGACAATCTTGTCGGCTACCATTTGATACACGTTGTTGTTCATTGTTGTTGTAGGTTTGTTTGGTTAATTATGCTTGTTTCATTATCTCGATAAATGATTTCTTCGCAAGGTTTACGGTTGCACGCTTATTCTTGATATTACTAAAGTCATGAATACCGAGGGTGCGTTCACCGAGCCAATCCAGTAGTATTGCGCGTTGTCTGCATCTTGCGTCAAACTTGCGTGCGTCACTCTTGCGTGCAAAGGTGAAAAGTGTTTCACCGATGATGTTGTTTCCTGTAATCTCTTTCATAATCGTTTGTTGTTGAAGGGTTAATATCTTTGTTTAATGTGGGCGGGTCGCCCCGCCCCTGTGGGTTGTTTATTCAAATCTGCAGTAATCGGTTGCGTTAAGATTAAAGAAATCTGCCTTTACTCTGCGTTTCTGCTCTCTTACCTTGTCCTGTAAATCAACGGTTGAAAAAGCCTCTTTCATAGCCTTGTTCATGATTGCCATTATCTCGTTGTCGCTGATGTTGATTGAGTTTGTCATAATCGTTGTTGTTATAGGTTGTTTTTGTTTTCGTTTCTGATGCAAATATATATCATATTTTGATATGGTATATTATTTCAACGAAAAAAGTGCAGTTTTTTAAACATTTTTAATAATTCAGCCCGATTTTGGGGTAATTTTCCCGTGATTTCCCTTGATTTCCAAAAGAAAAGGCCCGCATCACTGCGAGCCACCTCCCCGTTCTTGAAAACTCTGCTTCAATTACTAACCTAATTACCTATATTTTGAAACGCCACCGCCATATTCGGTACGCCACATATCCTATCACGATGAAGAAAGCGAGCAGACCGAGCCAAAAGAACGCCGACTGCAGCGAGTTCATCTTGGCAACTGTCTTCTCCACCACCTCTGTACGTACCACTGAAACAGTATCGCATCGAACCAGCGTATCAGTACGCCAGATCTCACGAAATCGGTCACGATAGCGGTACTCCACGACCTTTACTGTATCGCCCTTGATCTGCTCCCGGATATATACGCTGTCCTTGACGTATGACGTGTCCACTCGGTCGCGGTACACGTACTCGGTATGTGTCACCGGCACTTCTACGTACTCGGTGGTCTTGCACCCTGCGAGTGAGCAGAATACTATCGTCAGTATCACTCCCCATATGAGTATCAACGCAATCAGTTTGCGGTTGTCATTGTCGTTTGTCGTTCCTGTCATGGTTCAAGTATCGTTATGTCAATAGCCTCACCTGAAAGGGCCGCACCCAAGAGCATACCCATCAACTCGAAGTATCGGTTGGTGGAGTTCGTCAGACGGCCTTTCTCGGTGTTGTCACCTACCAGTATGCACCCGTCGGTATCGGCGGCGGTATTGCCTACGTGTATCAGCACACCCTGGAAGTTCGGCACGTTACGCAGACGGGGTACGATACCACCGTAGGGTATCGTCCACGCCCGCCCGTCAAACTTCGGGCTCTTCACGTTCATAAGCACGCGGTACGTACCCTTCGGTATCGCGGTCTTGCCGTAGAGTTTCTCCGGCCGTACTGCGTCTTCCAGCGTATTGCAAAGACGTACACCATTGACATACAGGATGCCTATGGTGTAGTCGTCTTTACGCCATTTACGTTCAACTACCAGCTTCATCTTCAAACGTGGTTTTGATTTGGTCTTCGACCTTTTCGCGCATCACTTTCTTGAGCATACGGAAAATTGGGTGGTCGCTGATGACGGCCGCGTTCTCGAGGAACGACCAGAACTCCACGCCACAACAGAACGCGGTGAAGTAGTTGGCCAGTTTCAGGCGGCTCTCGTTACCGAACGTCTGATCGAGTAGTTCGGCAAGCACGATACCCACGAGTATGAACACGAACTTGTATATCGTGCGCCATGCCTTGATACTCTCGAAGGCAAACCGCTCACCCTTACGCTTGCTTATGACGGCAGATTTGATACAACCCGTAAGGAAGTCCATGACCTCAAAGACGATGACGGCCACGAATAGCGGCAGGAGGTTCTCGCATAAGACGCTCGTAAACCCTGCCACTATCCCTGCCAGTGTCTTGGTCGGGTATATATTCAGGTGTGACAACATATGACCTCACTCCCGTTTACTCGCCCTCACCCTCGTTCTCACTCTCTGCCTGTGCCGGCTCGTTGCCAGTTCCGAGCAGTGCTTTTGCTTCGGCTTTGCAAGCCTCTACGAACTGGTTGTACTCGGCGAACTCGTCCGGCTTGCTGTCACGCTGACGTAACAGAGCCAGCTCGTCACTGACGGCATAACGGGTGCGTACCATAGCATCTACCAACTCACCCATAGAGGGCATTCCGTTGAACTCACGTGCGTAGAACTTGACGCCTTGCTGCTCGCCGTCAACGATGTTGGGTTGTATATCCCAACGGATAATCACGATGTCGTTTCCGGCATTCTCAACCTGTGCGATGCCTGCGGCTGCGAAGCCACGTACTGCTTTCTCACTCATATACTTCTATTATTTAATCGTTAGACAATTCATTCACTGCGTTGTTGCCAGAGCGCTGAACAACACGGCTCACGGCAAATTGCAGCCTTTTCGGTTCAGAAAATCTCCGTAGCGGCTCGCCAACAGACAACCCGCTACGGACATTTCTCTGTTACAGATTGCGGAACGTATCAACGTCACGCTCGATGTGTATTTCTCCGGCGAAGGATAAACGAGCCCCGAGGCGGTCGAGGGCGTGAGACGCATCGAAGGCCGCGCTCACGCAAACGCATCCGCCATTCGCATCCGCGTTGCCGCCAGAGCGCTGAACAACACGGCCGGTAGTCGGGTTGTAGTAGAAACCGTCGCAGAGGCTGCTGCTCGTTGAGCCGCCGAGTGTCTTCGGTATCATGTCGAGGTGCTGGCCTACGTGCATCGACTTCGGATAGTACCAGTTTGCGGTTTCCTCGGTAGCACCCTGAACGTCACGTGTGTGGCCGTCCTTCTCGGTGATACGCCAGATCCCGTTTGCGGATACGGGGTTGACTATCACGTTATCGATGAACTCGTACTTGTTACCCCACCAGTTCTCGAGGCCCCAGAAGTTGATTGACATGGTGTTGCCGTTGGTCTCGGCGTGTGTGTCCTCCATACCGAGAGTGTCGGTCTGGCCGGTCTGCTTCTGATAGCTGTCGGTTCCTGAACCGATGACACCCTGGCTGTTGGTGTTGCCGTACTCGGCATAGGACAAAACAGCCATGACGTTGTGCTGCTCCCATGTGGTCAGTGTGTAACCGTTACCACGTGCGCGGGCATAACTCTTGAACGTGCTCTGTCCGATATTAGCGGCACTGTCAACGCCGGAGCGTGAGTACAACTTACCGTCATTGACGTAACCCTCGTATGCGCCGAGCAGTTGGTTGCCGTCGTACTTGTTCCATTCCTCGCCCAGTTCGAGCAGTGAAAAATCGATCTCCCACTTGCCGTCTGCTATCTCCTGAACGCGATAGTAGAACGTAGGTACGTGTACCATTACATCGCCCATTGAACCATCCAGAGCGGCAGTCGAACCGTCTCCTGCGAAGATGCCGCTATTGCCGTCCGAAAGCTGGCAGATGGTAACCTTACCTTCGGCTGTCTTCTTCGCCAGGTAGCGGTGTGAGTTGTTACGTATCCACTTGATGACATCGCCGTTGACGTCACCCGTTACTATCTGTGACGGGGAGGTCTTGGAAAAGTCAAGATAAATGGTGTCGGTCTTGTTCTCATACGCGAGAATGTTAATCTCGTCAACACCCTCGTTGATCTTACTGACAATCTCGTTCATGTCAGCAGCGAGCAGGGTTTGGCCCTGTACGAATGTTTTGTCTAAATGTTCCATTGTTTATCCAAGTTTCATGTTTGAGTCAAGTTTGCTGATACCGAGCGTGAACCACTCCAACTGTGTAAGTGCGAGCAGGAGCAGGAACGTGGTTTCGGGATCTGTGTTGTAGAATGTGACGGGCAGGTCACTCTCGTATGCGTTCTCGGTGCTCGAGAGCATGAATGAAGCGAGCCAGCCCTCGTCGGCGTTACCCGTGTAGTCAATCTCGGACATCTGCAGACCGTTCTCGTAGCCGTACACCTCGTACTTCATCGTCATGTCGTGGCTGTCCTTATTACGGACTACGACCAGAACACGTGAGAACGGCAGGCGGTTCATGTGGTCTTTGACAGCCTGTGAACGTACGAATGTGCGGCAGGTTACGTTATGCAGGAAAGAGTTGTTGAACGTACCCTTCTGCATCTGGAAACTCGCATCGTAGGCGTTACGGCGGCCCTGATAGCGGACTGCATAACAATCCTCCTTCAGCGTCAGTCCAGTCAGCACTCCGTCAACGACGGTGCGGCTCTCGATATCCCGCAGGTCGATAAGGAACAGATCTGGCTCAATACCGGGGTTGAACTGCCCGCAGCGAGCCATATTCTGATTGTTGATTAGTTTTGAACAGTTACTCATATCGTTAATCTCCTATTGCTATAAATTTCGGTTTGCTGGCCGGAATGTGCTTGGGGTTGCAGTCGGCTGTCTGACTGACGAAACGCCAGTACTTGACGGCATCGGCGAGATACTGTCGGCCGATCTTCTCGCTGTCCTTGCTGACGGCTGCTATCGACTGCGCACTGGCAGCCACGCTATCGTCTCCGTCTTTCACCACCACGCCGTAAGGGGTTACCTGTAACGGGTGTGTGCGTATGAAACGGGCAAAGACCAGATACGCCTCGGCTGCAACCAGTCCGGCGAAGCGGTGTCGCTCACCGCATCCGTCAATCCATGTGCCACCGTTCAGTAGTATCTTCTCGGCATCGGTCAGTTCGGTGTGTTCATCCCTGTTCGCCAGGCGGTCGTATTCGTCAACACCGAGCAACGGCACGATGTCCAGTTCCTCGGTTTCACGAATGAATATCTCAACGCGGTTCTTCTGCGTATTCAGCGCAATCTCGCGGTATTTGCGTATGTCTTCAACTGCGATAATCATTTCCGTACACTGTTTATCAGTTCTTCAATGTCTTCACTCTCCAAACCATAGACACGTTCGAGCACCGCACGCTTGGCATCGTCCGACTTATCGGTATCGAACAGCAACTCCAGCGCCTTGTCAGTACGCTCACCCAGACGCTCGGCTATGGTCTGGTTGACACGATAGACCTTCGGGAGGATCTGATAATCGTGCTCGGGGTTGATGGTGTTGATACCTACGAAATGCTCGAATACGTCACGCATTACACGTTCCAGTGTCAGGCGTTCCGTTTCGGTCTGGCTGTTGTAGTAGTCGTATGCCTCACGCATGGCCGTAGCACCGAAGTTCGAGCCTACGTCCTTTGCACGTAGTATCGGAGGCTGGCAGAACGCAGCACCGATGCGGTCAGGTACTTTCTCGTCACTACGCTTAAACTTCTGGTCGGTGTTGTTCGACTCAAACGGCTTGAACTCCGGCTCGAGTTCACCTTCTTCGAGGTTAAGGTAAAGCATACGTCCGGCCTTCGTATCACCCTGGAACTCGGACAACTGCTTCTTCGTTTCCTCCGCCTGTTCTTTGCCTTTCTCGCCGTTGTTATGGTCGATGAACATACCGGCAGGCAGATAGTTGTTACGTATGTTACGGTATGCCACGTTGGACAGACCCTCTTCGGCTGACATATCCGTCAATGCGCTGTCATAGACAGGTAACGGGTACGACTTCGGGCCTCTGCGTGAGTAATACAATATCTGTCCGTTCCACTGCTTCCACCCTCCGGCAGTTTTCACCTGCTCGGCTATCTCTTTCGGATCTGGGTTGAAAAAGTCAAACCACTCGATGTCGGCCTTACGGAACTGACGCAGTTGTGTGTAACGGCGGCCCCAATCGGGATGCAGTGCCACGCGGTTGAACTTATAGTCGTTGTCGAGGGCCTCGAAACGCAGCCACTCGAACGGGATAGCGTTGACGCTGGTAATCTCATACAAAGCATTCCAGTTCACGTGTAGAGCAAAGCCTCCGAACATGGCGAAGTCACGTGCCACGTGTTCAAGCACGTCATCGGCCGTCTGCCCCTTCTGGTTGACTATGGCCTGGAAAAAGTCACGCTGGCTGAAACCGCGTCCGAAAAGGAAACGGCCGAACTGCTCAACGCACGCCCCACCCGTAATGCTTGCACCGACCACCTCCATAAGTTTCTGTGGGTAGTCGTTACGTTCGCCGTAACTTTGTATGCCGAGTGACTTGTCGTTACGTGATTGTAGCTGCTTTTCCGTTTTCAGTATTGCGAGTTTCATACGTTCTTTTACTTTCTGCGTGGTCGGTTATTTGGCTTCGATGCGGGCTTTGCCTGCGGCTTTCTCTCTGGCTTGGGTATGTTATTCACACCTGTACCTTTCGTGCTGTCCTGCGGCTTGCTGTCGCTTGTGGCAGGCTCTTTCGTTCCGGGTACGGGTGAGGTTTTCTTCTCGGCTTCGATGCCTGACTGAACAGCCAATTGCTCCCAGTTCTTGGGATAGATGCAGAACCACTTGATGCAACTCGGGTTTACACGTAGGTGGTACAGTGCCAGTTCATCGGTCAGGTTACGCTGTGTGACGGTTTTCGCGGGGTCGCCATGAGGGTCAACGAGTACCACTCCGGCGCGTAGGTCAAATTGTTTCTCTTGCATTGCTTTCAATTTTTCGAGGTTGGTTCTCATAATCAGTATGAAGGCATCGAACCAGCAGTTGCTGCAACTCTTGTTCAGTTTCGTGTGGTAGATGCTCTCGTAGAGGCGTTCCGTGTTATTACGGAAGTCAATATCAGTGGATATCAGTTCGCGCACTTCGGACGAACTGATACCCTGATACTGTTGCCTGTATTCGTCAATCGTCATCATGACGGGCGAATGTTTTAGGCGGCCACAAGACCGTCAACCATTGTCTTGGTAGCGGCAAGTGTGTTGGTGAAGATGCTCTTGGGCACTTCGCTCTCACGTGCGTTATCCTCGCTGGCGAGTGTGATAGCGTAAGCGATGCCGTCGCCGTCGGTTGAGTTGTACTCAATGGCGCTGGCTGCCAGGCCGTTCTCTGTGCCGTAGGCTTCGTAAACGGTCGAGTTGCTCTCGAGATCTCGGTTGATGACGATTACCACGTAACGGCCGTGAGCAATCTTGTTGATGTCATCCTTCAAGGTCTGTGTGCGGTCGAACGCACGCATGATAACCTGATGGGTGAATGAGTTTCCGTAAGTGCCTTTGTTCATCTGAACGCTGGCCTCAAATGCCTTCTCATGGCTGGTGAACTTGCAACCTTTGGTTGTGCCTGCCAGAGCGATGGCGCTGATGACGCCGTTGGCCTCTGTTATGGTGGCTGCCTTCCAGTCATCGAAGTTAATCAGTATGGCTTCGCCGAGTATGCCGGCAACGGCATTACGGCATGATGCCATAGCGAGGTTTCCTGTAATCTTACTGCAATCCATAGTTATACGTTTTTGATTGTTTGTTGTTCGTGATTATACAAGACGGGGCGGCTGCGGCCGTCTCGACCATGACCGCCCCAAATGCCTTGTGTTTCCCTGTCTCTTACTCGGCGTAGATGAAGTGGTCGGGGTTGGCGATCTTGGCATCCAACTTGTCCTTGAGCAAGATGTAGTTCTTGCGTGAGGTCTTGTCGTACCAGATGTCGAACTCTCCGTATGCACGCTCTCCGTTCGGAGTACCTACGGCAAGTACTGACTTGGTGGTCAGCAGTGCGCGATGCGGCTTGAAGTAGGTATCGCCGAGGTCGTTGTATGCCTGGATCATCTCGTCCCAGATTGCCATAGGCACTACGGGGATGCCGAGGAATGACAGCACCTGTACACCCTCTACGAGGTTGACGAATGTGCGGTCGATACCCTTACCGATGAGGTACTGCTCGTAAGCATCGGCGATGGACTGGGTGACGAGGAACTTCGGGCGGTTCTCTACGTTGGTGTCGGCCTTCATCTGACGCAGTTTGATGGGAGCCTTGTACCACATGGTTGACAGGAGGTTGTATGCACGCTCGGGTGTCATATAAGCCATCTGGTCAGCCTTGCTGGACTGGCTGTTGGCAGCGATTGTCTCACCGCGCTTGTTGTCCTCGGCAACCAAGCCACGGAGCTGCTTGAATAGACCGTCGATGATGTCGAAGTACTCGGGATCAACGTCCTCGGTGATGTAACCACCCTCGTTGACGGTGACGGGATGCGCGGTGTCCTTTGAGTAGTAGGTCTTGCCACTCTCTGCGTTACCTGTTGCGGCCTCGCCGTTAAGGTAGATGATAGTGCCGTTGGCGAGGGCACACTTCACTGCGCCTGCGGTGCTGCTGGTAACGGCAAGGTAAACTGTGCCAACCAGTGCGCTGCCTGCGGTCTGCTCGGTGGCGGCTGCCTTCGGGTACTCGTTGTAGTCCACCTCTTCGGCGTCGGTGTCGGACATCCAGATAAGGCGGTACATGAACTTGTACACTGCACCTACCAAGACCTCGACAACGATAGCCATGTAGTCGGTGTCGGTCAGGTCGTCAACACGTGTGCCCTTGTTCATTGCATAGAGCACCATTGTGTTCTTCAGATCTTCTGCGCACTCGTCAAGGAAGATTTCCCACTCCTTAGGCTGCCACAGCACCTTACGGGTGTTTACCTTCCAGTCCTGAGTCTGGGGGTCGCAACCCTGGCCCTTCTTGCCGACAAGACCGCCGCCGGTAATGAAGCCGACCTCCTTGTCATAGACGATGCCTGAATAGAACTGATGTATGGCTGACAGTTCGGGCAGTTTCTCAATGCCCTCATACACCAACTCGTTGATGTCACGGATCTGCTCGGCGGTAAATGTGAACTTCGCCAAGTCAAAGTTGATTGAATTACTCATAGTCGTGTGATGTTTTGATTGATTGTAATTACTTCTTGTTGTCCTTCTTCTGCTTGTTCAGGGCCTCACGAACGGCGTTCTTGCGTTCCTCGCTGGACTGCTTGCCTTCATCCTGCTTGCCGTCTCCGGCGGGCTGTCCGTTCATGCGGTTGCCCGGCTGGTAGTCACTGCCAAGCTGGCTCTTGAGGTTGGTTATCTCGGCATCCCTTGCCGCGATTGTCTCGTTAGCGGTGTTCAACTCGCTCTGCAGGTTGTCGCGCTCTGCGGTGAGGTTGGTTACCTCGTCTGCTTTCGCGTCACGCTCGGCAGTGAGGTTGGTTACCTGCTCGTTCAGTGTGTCACGCTCCTGTGTCAGTGTCTCCACCTGTGCCAGTGCGTTCTGTTTCTCACCCTCCAACTCCGCGATACGGGCGTTAAGGGTTTCAATCTCGTTGGCGGGAGCGGCCTGTGCGCCGTTCTGCTCCTGCTCCTTGACCTCCTTCTCATGTTTTGAGATAAGGTTCTTCAGTTCGTCAAAAAATCCCATATTCTTTTTATTGGTGTTGTATTCGTTGATAGCGCCGATGAAGCCGTGCTCGAGCATATACTTCGAGTCACGTACCTTTTCCTCGGCCATTGCAGCCGCAAGGTCATCGCGGTTGTAGCCGGTACGGTCGGCGTAAATGTCAATGATACGCTCCTGCAACTCGCGCATTTCCTCGGCGTACTTCTCTACGGCAGTGGTCGAGCCACTGACACCACCCTGTACTTCATGAATGAGGAATGATGCGTTGGGGTTGGCGGTGCGCTGGCTCTTGGGTGCGGCCAGCAGCAGTACGATTGCCATTGAATGACAGTCGCCTTCCACGTTGCAGTAGATATTACGGCCTGACGTGCGCAGGCAGTCGTAAAGTGCCAGGCCCTCCGATACCAGACCGCCGTCACAGTGTATCTGCAACTTGATGTCCTTCTCGTCAGGGTTTTCGTTCAGCAGGTTCTGCAAGGTCTCCAGCGTGAACGGATGATCCATACCGAACCACTCGTATATCCACGCATTGCTTTCCTTGTCGATTACCTCGTGTAGTTTGATTTCCAACATATACGTATTGTTTTGGTTTGATTTGCTGCGTTGTGAGCGACTTTCTCCCCTGTACCTGTATGTTTACCCACCGAACGGCAGAAAACGCGACAGGCAGAAAGGAAACTGCCTCTCTGCCTGCAAATATGTGCAATTATATTTCAATCTTGTTGGGAAAGTGTAATCCCATATCACTGCGCGAGCGTCACGCCTCGGCATTGAGCCTCCGTATTATCTTGCGAACGTTCTCGTCAGACATACAGAACTTCTCGCCCGTAAGGTCGTAGGCATCCATCTTGCCCGTCTTTTTACAGCACTCGCGGAAATACTCATACACCCGCAGCGCACGCCGCCACTCCTGGGCGATGATGCCGGCACGGACAAACTCGTTCATCCGTGTCGGCTCAATGGTCCGTAATAGGTCGTAGGTTGTCATAGGTCAGTATCGGTTTATTGTCTTGTCAGTTCATCCAAGTGCACCACGTTATCCTGTGCATCTCGCAGTTCGGTCAGTGACAGCCACACCTGCAAGTTCTTGATTTCCTCACCTACACGCTGGGCGACCACCTCACCCAACCTGTCATAGTCAATCTCCACGGTCGTGCCACCTGCTCCGCTTACGGCTGCACGCTCGGCTTCGGCTCGGCGTAACGCATAGCCGGTATCGGGTACACCTGCGTTCTTGCCGATATACGAAATGAGGTTAAGCAGTTCGGGGAACGCCTTTGCCGGACGGGCCGCTACGATACGTTCCTCGCCTTCGGTCTCAACGAGTACACCGCCCTGCTCATGTTTCGCTCCCTCAATCTTACCACCTCGGCGGGCTTTGGGTAACGGCTCGGACAGGACGGCTCCCAACTGCAACGCACCCATTGCAGCAGCAACGGCTGTCAGGGCAACGGTGCTGACACCGAAGTCCATCTTCGGTACTTCCGCCCAGATCTTCATTATTGCGGCTGCGGTGTTAAGCACGATTTGGAACGATGCCAACTCCTTCTCACGTATCGCCTGCTTGCGCGTTTCCTCGGCTTTCTTCTGCGCGAGTTCGGCGTCCATCTTCTCCACCTTGTCATCGTACTGCTTCTGCGAGATAAGCCCCGACTTCAAACGTTTGTCAAGGGCTGCCTTCTCCTTCTCGTTCTGCTGTTCTACCTCCTGAACGCGGGCGTTGCTGTTATTGGTCGCTATCGTGCTGATGCTTGACAGCATCTCCTGTACGTTATTGCCGTACTCCTGCAGGCGTTCAATCTTCTGCATCTGATGCGCACTCTCCAGAGCGGCCAGTTGTTCCTCCAACTCGGCACGTTTGGCGGCGTTGTTCCTGTACAGTTGCAACTCCTGTTCGAGGTAGCGTTTACGTATCTGGTACTGCTGCTCGGCATTCTGCCAGGCAAGTTTGAGATCTGTCGCCAGTTGGTCGGCCCGTTTCTTGGCTTCGGCTTCGAGTTGCTTGTCGGCATCGTCTTTCTCCTGCTTGCGCAGTTTCTTGATCTCGGCGTTCTTCTTCTGCTCCAGACCTATCTTGTAGTACGTGGCTTCCTCATACGTCATCTGCCCGGCTGCCACCATAGCATCCAGTTCATCGTAGAGGCTCTTGTACTCCTTCTCAACGGCCCGTATCTGCGCCTTCACGTCAGTACCGGCAACGGCCGATACAATCTTCTTCGTGATTTCGGTGTAGTGGTCAACGGCTTTCTGCTCCTGCTCCTGATAGAACGTATCGCGCTCGATGTCAAGGGCTTTCAAGCTGTTGCGGTATTCGTCACCTGTGATCTGGTCGTACTGGAGTTGTATGCGCAGTTTCTCACGCTCGTACGTCTGCTGGTTCTCGAAGTTGCGCTTCTGCCAGTCTTGCTCATGCTGCCACCGTTGCTCGGCGTTCTGTTCTTCGGACAGTGCGGCATCGTTCTGATAACGCTTCTGCTGGGCCAGCATAGCGGTGTATATCTTCTGACTGCTTGCCAACTCTTTGAGTGCAACTTGCGAGGCCTGCTTCTTCTCGGTATCAGATAACTCTGTTGTCGTAGTGCCGCCTGTGTCTTCCGTCTTGCCCAACGGGTTATCCAAAAGACGTTTGTACGCATCGGCAATCATATCACCCTGTAACTCCGATATGCGCTTAGTGACGTTATATGCCCGTTCTGCGTTGTCAAGTTGTCGGTCAATCAGGTTCTGTTGCTCAATACTACGAGCGTGCCGACGTTTGTCAATAAGTTCGGCTTTTGTGGCATTGTAATTCTCTGTCGCTTTATCCAATCCTGCACCAATCAATCCGACATAACGGTTGTATTCGCGCCCCAACATTTGGGCCACGTCAAGACCTTTCTCGGCATACTCACGCGCTGCGGTTTCCATATCCGAAACCCAATCGGCTGCGATACCACCTTGCGCAGCATTCTGCGCCATCTGCTCCTGCATTTCCTCATAGGCTTGCTCGCCCTTCACCCAAAGGGTTGCGCCCTGCACCGCCATAGTGAGGAAGTCAATGAAACCTTTTAACGCGCCGTTACTCTGATTGACTGCAAGTGTGAAGCCTTCCCATGCGCTTGTGAGCATCTTGATACTACCTTCAACCGTCTGGAGACGTTCTTCACGGATACCGATTGCATAACCATCAAGGTCTTGGAGTTTCTGGTTCAGTTCATCGATAGCATCAGCGTTCTTCATTAATGAAGTAAAGGCAGCTACGCTACGTTTGTCAGTCAACTCCAATGCGGTGGCTACGTCAATACCACGTGCTTGCAACTCCTTTAATCCGGCTACAAGTGTCGGAATATCCTTGACTGGCTGGCTCAAACTCTTGGCAAGTTCGCTGCTGCTATCGGCCAGTTTGAGCATAATGTTACGTGTCGATGTGGCCGCCATGCTGGCATCCATACCTACGTTGGCAAGTGCTCCAAGTATAGCGACTGTGCCTTTCAAATCAAATCCCATAGCATTCGCTACGGGTGCGACCTGTGCCAATGCGGTGCGGTACTTGTCAAATGACAGCGCACTCTCATTCGCACCCTTAACAAGTATATTGACGACATCCTCCGTATTGCTTGCTTCGAGGTTAAACTGACGTAAGGTAGCGCCCGTAAGTTCGGCCGCCTCACCAAGCCCTGCGTCAAGATCCGTTGCGAGAGCCAGTACCGCACCCGACATCTGCCGTATCTGGTCTGCACTGAAACCCAGTTTAGCGAGCGCAATTTGCAGTTCAGTTACCTGCGATGCGGTGTACTCTGTCGTGCGGCCGAGTTCTTTCGCGTGCTCGGTCAATACCTGCATCTGCTCGTCAGTTGCACCGAGAATAGTTTGCAGGTTCCTCTGCTGTTGCTGGAACTCGATACTGGTTTTTATCATTCGGCTGACGACACGTATAAATGCAGTAACGGCAGCCACTATCGCCATAACCTTTGTTGCTACGGCAGCCCATCCGGCTTTTGCGCGACCGAAGAAGCCGAGTTGCTGTTTGTCAGCCTTCTCCTGCTCACGGTTAAGTTGTTCAAGTTCCTGTGTTGTCTTCTGTACGGCTTTTGCTTCGGCCTCCCATTCTTTCGTACCTTCTTTCAGAGTACCGAGTTTCAACAAGTGCTGGCGCAGTTGCTCGTTCAATTCCTGGACACCGCTTTTGTAGTTACCTACGTTACGGGTATATACACCGTATGCCTGTTCGAGTGTGCTGACCTTCGTATTGAGGTTATTGACTACCTCCTGCTGGCGTTTGTACTCGTCTGTCAGTTCGCCTCCGGCTATCTTTATCTCACGCAGTTTGTCTTTCTCGACGGAAAGCTGTGCAGCCATACCTTTGAGGGTGTCCTTGTAGGTTTCCTCTGATATGATGGTGTTCTGCACCTGACGCGACAACTCGCCGTACTCCTTCTTGTGTGCTTTCAGAGCCTCGTTGGTGGCGGTCAGTTCACTACGCCAGCCGTCCATGCTCGTAGTCGCACGCTCGAACTCCTGACGTAACTGGTCGGAAACGGGCTTGCCCTCCGCAACGGTCTTGTTGTAAAGGTCAATCACTTTCTCTCCGGCCGAGATCTCGCCTTGCAGTTGCTTCTGCGATGCGGTCAAGTCATAGATCTGTTTGTTCAGCGCAGTCATTGACTGAACCAACTTGCCGACTTCGGTGTCGGTCTTTTGGAGGTTACTCTTGACCTCCAGCAATATCTCTTTCCTATCTGCCATATCGGTTGTGTGTTATAGTTTTACAAATTCTGCATCGGCAACTCCGCCGCTTTTCGTGGTAAGTTTGCGTATTAGGTAGTAATGGCCTGTCTGCTTCAAATACACGGGTATCGTCATATCCAGCGAGAAAAGGTCGTAGGTCGTCAGTACGAACTCGGCTTTCAGGACTACGGGCTTGCGGATGATCTTCGCATATTGGTCATACCACTCTGCCAAACGGCTACTCCATTTAAGTTTTGAGTTGTAGCCAGTATAGCGAAATACTACCAGCAACGGGTATGAATAAAGCAATACAGGTGGTATATTATCACCTGCGAAATCCCACTCCCCATCCTCATTTTGTGTCCAAATAGGTATCTTATTGCCGGGGCATAGGGCAAAATCACTCTTACAGTACTCACATTCAGCATCTATCGTTTCGTCAGAGGTTATTAATGAACCCTCGTAACGGGTATTATCGTAAAAATCAGCCTCCGTGTAACGGAAATAATTTGTTCGTGCCGTTCCGTCCAGTTTGGTTTGCCGTTCTGTCGGGCTCGATGATTTCATCTTATCAGTCCAATCAATCGCCCGTTTTTTGTTCTCCTGCAACTGGTTGAAACTGACTATTTGAAAATCCTTACCATTCTGCGAGTATGCAAATTCCCCACGCAACCATAGTAAGTTTTTAATAAGCTGCCCGCATGACATATCGGGTAGGTTCTGCCATATAGGGTACACGTTCTCACTGGTTGCGTCATACATACACTCCTCATTATCGTAGGGGTCTTTCGTGATGCTCAATTTGGTTACGTTTACGTTCCGCAACGTAGGTTCGTAATTACCTATATCAGCCATGATAGCGATAGCAACTTTTTGATACTCGGAAACATCAATCATAAAATTGTCGTTCTCACTATAACGATATACTGGTATTCCGCCTTCGCTTGTCACATAAGTAGGCGTGCAAAGGGTTATTCCGTCATCATAATTCCATCCGTCACCAGTATTGAATATCAGTTTCATTGTACGCGCTTGGAAACTCGTTCCATACTGCTTATCTTCAAATGAGCCGTTAAAATCAATCCTCAATGTGTTAGTTCCAGATACATCAATAATGCCGTATTCGTTCATATAACCGTGAGGGTCAGACGCATCTGAACCTCCGTATAAGGTTGTGAGATAAAAGTTGTCATTCACTTTCCACATACGTGCTCTCGGTGTACCGTAAATAGTCGCTTGGTAGGCGCGGGTCGTATTATCTCCGTTACGGGTAGTGAGTGCCAACCAATAACGCTGGTCGCCTAAAGCGTGGGGTTTGCACAAATTCATCAAACCAGTAACCCCGCATCGGTTTTGTATCGCGGTAAGTATATCCTCAACTTTCACACCCACACCACTACGACCACCGCCAAAATCAATAAACGGAATACCGTGTGACGAGTCTGTAAGAGCCGCAGGGTATTTACATCGGCCCAAACTCGTTAATGCTCGTAGTGAGGTATTGAACAGTGATTCCATCGCTTTTGTGTTTCCCCACGTGAAGCAAAACGATATCGTACTGGCCTTGATTGACAGCAAGGTAGCGAAACCTGAAAGCAACTGCACCCCGTCACGTTTGTATATGACGGAGTGCTTCTTATACGGGAAGTCACTATCTACCTGCGTACCTACAAAACCAATCGCTTTGAGGTTGTTCTGCGTCAAGGGCAGCGTGACGTTAGTAGTGCGGTTTGATACCACGCTCTGGAAGTCCGTCAGTACGGGCGACTGGTAAATCAGTTGGACGTTGGTTTTGCCAGCGTCCAGATCCATGAGCGTTCCGTCTATGTATATCTCCTCGGTCATAGCGCATTATTCGAATTGTGTGTTTACTGCAGGACATTCAAACGTGATCTCAAAGTCATTGCCTGGCTTATTCATCTGCTCGGTGTTCTTGAACTCCGCAACGGTAATACGTGTCCACATCATATTTGCGTAATCGTACCACTCAATCCAAGGTGAGTACGGCAACTTTGTCAGCACGTCTATCTCTTCGGTAGTCGCGTTATTGATGCCGAGTTTCAGTTTACGGCTTGCGTCAATAGCGTAGGGTATGCGGTTGGTATTCACCAGTGACGCATCCTCAATATAACGGTCTTTCACGCCCGTTGTCTTGCTTTCCTTAATCTTGTACCCGTTACCGAGAAACGTATAATATTCGGCTACGCCCTTGCGGTTGCGCCAGCGTATAGGGAACGTCTGTTCAAAAGGACAATTAATAATGCGTACTTTGAATGGCCGGCGGTCGCTCTCTATATTTGCCTGTGCAACCAACCCGTTAATTCCAGTACCATCTATGTTGTTATACGTGACAAAATCGGCTGTATATTCAACCAGTTCCTGCATCATCATTGTTCTTTCCTGCGCTACTCTAAATTCAAAAGCGCCGATTCCCCAAGTGATATTCATGTAAGAACGACCTCCGGGAGTATACCAGTAAACATCCCAAGTGCCAATTGCGCCCGAAAGCATTGTAATACGCGGGAACGCATCCTCAACGACCAAACCCGCTTCGGTCTTGTGAACATTGACAATCAATTCGCGGTGGTCTTGCAGGAAATACTGACCTGCAAACTTTTTCTCTCCATCATTACCAGTCTGCGCCACTGCGTTCTCAACGTAGTATGTGAGGTAAGACGTATTATGGCTGCCACTCACTTTGAGGTTAGTAGCGTAAAATATGTTTAGTATGCTTTTATTCGTTTCCGTAATAATTACAGACGAAGAACTAAACGGCATTGAAAGGTAATCTTGTGCCAATAGGCTACGCACTACGGCTGCCGCATTAAACGTGGCAACACCTTGTAGGGTGTCAGCTTTCAGCGTAGCAATATCTTTCGTGAGTGCGCTATCGGAATATAGCGTCAGTGAAGCCTCCACACTTTCGGGGTCACTTGCGGCCGTTCCATCTGCAACATAGTAGTAATATGTCGTGCTGTTCAGGACAAACGAACCCTGCATTGTACGGCTGGGGTTGCTGGTTGTCACTTTACAATAGTATGCCTTAAAGATAATCGGGTTATATGCGTAGTGACGTTTCTTTTCTTTCGGCATTACCCACATAAAAAATCCGTCAGTCTGCATACTGGCGGCATATTTCGCCTTTACATTATCGGCCGCAGCTTGAAAGGAGTCGTACCCCTCTGCATCGTAGTAGTCCCAGAGAACATTTATCAGTGCCATTATCCAAAGAATTTTACGTTAATATCGCTTGTAAGTAGTTGTTCGTAGTACGCACCCAGCCGTTCGGTGAGCTCATTCTTCGTTGCTTCTACTGCCGGTGTGATGATGTCACGTCTGCCGCCTTTGCGGTACAGAGCCGAGCCGTATTTGCGTATGTACCATGCCAAATGTTCAGCTGCGTGTTTACGCTGTTCATCAGTCAAACCGTTTGTCAGTCCACGTATTCTCATCCATTCGGCTAAATCGACAGCCATAACCTTACGTGTAAGTTTCGGGTTGCGGCTTGCGCGTGATGCAGGGCGCGAGCCCGTTTCGAGCACACCCGTAAACGGTCGGCCCCAGATCTCACCGATGACGTTCACACCCTCACGGCGTACACGTACTTCAAGGGCACGCAGCGTACGTCCTGTCGCCACCTGCCCTGCTTGTGTACTACGGCGCTTTATGTCATTCACGCAGTCCGTCAGTGCTTTCTGTATCTCGTCTGCAATCGTCATCAGTGTTTCTTGTTGCTCATTATCTCGGTCAGTTTACGCTCGTAGAGGTACTCCTTTAAGTCAGCGTGCAGTATGCCATAGACCTTCGCCCATTGCCAGTCGAGCACCACGTCAGGATCAAAACCAAACTTCTCGGCTATTGCCTTGACGGTTCCTATGTGTCCGACCTCGTTAAACAGTTTCTTGATACCTGCCCGTTCCTGTTCGGGAGTAGGGTCGTACTTCAACGTCTGGCCCTCCAACTCAACCCAATACTCGATACCTTCGAGCATACGTTTAAAACGGCGGTGTCGCATACGTGGCGGCATCAGACGGGCGTTCCACCCGTAGAGTTCTTTCCAGCAGCCTTTCAGCCGTTGGTACTCGGACAGGCTCTCGTCCTGCAGTATCGTACCGATACCTATACGTGCGCCATAGGAGAACGTACCCTCACGATAGTTGTATTCAGTCAGTCTCATCGGTCTGTTCGGTTTCGGGTTCTGGTTCGGGATCTGGCTCAATAAGGCAGGCGGGCATCGTAGAGGTGAAACGAAGCAGCACGCCCGTTGCGTTGGCATCGAACATCGGCGGTTCGGGGTCGCACTGGCATTCACTCACTTTCGAGAACACTCCCGACTGGTCGGCATTGAGCGCATTGATGAACGGAATGACACCGTTCGCCAGGAGCCACTCACGTACACGTTCACGTGCTTCGGCTTCACCCTGCATCGGTACGAGGTCAAGGAAATGCAATTCAACGGTCACTTCTCGCTTCCAGCCGTAACCCTCTCGTAGGGTGCTGGCATAGTATTCCTCCATGAATATGGCCGGGAACTTGCCGTCATCGGCCGTCACGTTCTGCATCTGCCGTATGTCGTAGTACCATGTCAGTCGCGGACAGGCGGTTTCGGCTATCTCTTTCAGTTTGTCAAGTAGTGTCATATCGTTTCTCTTTTCGCTTCGTTGTGTAATGTGGTTTCAAATATATGCAATAAAAATCGTTTCCGTGTGTGCCTTTTCGTTCCCACTACGTCAGGCTTATCGTGCGGTGGCTCTCTCGGTAGGCTTTCAGTGCGGGGAAGCATCCGTATCGCAGTGCATCCTCGGCATGGTCTTGTACGCCTACGGGTTCGTTCAGGAACGAGCCGTCCTTGTCACGTTGCCACGTGTAACCCCGATGCTCACGTATGAGGTTCAGTGAACGTTTGGTAATCTTCTGACGGTAGCCTTTCATCGCCTGTAACTGCTCTGCCTTACGTGTGGCTTTATAACTCGGCTGTACGTTAAAACCATACCGGCGCAGTTCTTCAATCGTTTTAGGCTCGGCAGCATCAGCGTACACCGTCTTACGTTTTACTTCGGCCTCCTTCATCGCGGCTGCCATATCCGAGTTCAGCATACCAGTCCGATAAAACACTTCATCGGCCCAGATCTCACGACTACGGGTGTCAACGAGTACGTGTATGAGCACTGACGGGTCGTTGGTGAAGCCGAAGTCCAGCCCGTAGGCTTCAATCATGCCGTCCGGCCGTTCTTCAGGTTTCGGCAGGTCATCCACCTGCTCGAAGTCAGGAAAGATCAGGCCTTCCAACTGGCCGACCTTACCCTCACCATAGACGCGCCACCAGTTGGCATCACCTCGGTTGCTCTCGATTTCCTGCACCTGCTCGGGTGGGAGCATCCACTCGCCCGTATCGCGGTCTTTGTTGTCCAGATACGTAGAGTGTATCGTCACGCAGGTATCACGGCACTCGATCTTCTCATGCACCCAGAACGTGTGTGTCGGGTTGTAGTCAATCCAAACAATCTTACGGGTACGTATCAGCAGTTGGCGTACCGTCTCCCATTCGAGGTTCTGCCCTTCGTTTATGAACAGGTAATCACGTGCAGGGCCGTGTACCTTACTCGCTGTATCGGCACTGAAAAACTCCAATATAGAGCCATTCGGGAACGTGTACGTGAAGTTACCCTCCGACCACCACTCCATATTGATGCGGTCAGCAAGATACGTCTTGAAGTCACGTATCGCACCACGTTTCAAGTGCGGCATCGTTTCCGATACCACGCTCACCAATACAGGCGGTCTGCCCGTCTGCCAGCCTCGTATCAACAGGTTCAGTATGTATTGCAGTATGCTGATTGTCTTACCTGAACGTGTACCGCCACAAGACGAAACAAAGCGGCTGGTTCTTGCAGTCGCTTCTCTCGTCTTATCGTACACGTTGGTGTATATCATTTGTCAAGCACTTTATCCATTTGGTCTATTTCCTCCTTTGGCAAGAATATCACAGTGCCGTTACCCTCAACAACGTGCTTGTCCTCAATCTCACCCAACACTTTCGCTATGAACGTTGCCGCTTTCGTGTCACCCTTTGCAACAGCCTTTTGGTACATACTTTGGATAAGTGCCGCATCGTAGGTCATCTCTTCCGTTGTACCGTCAGGCATCGGCATCTTGACCTTCTTCTCGCTGATTATCTGCGCCAGTTCACGCAGTGTGCGGTTGCGTCTGCGTGCTTCACCCGATGCGATACCGCCAGCCGTTGCGATTTCCCTCTGTTCCTCCTTTGTTCGCTCGTTCATCGGGATAAGGTTGTCGTTCCCTCCTGCCATAGCCGTTACTGATTGATTGATTGATTGATTGTACTGCAATTCTCCCGTTCTTGACTGGGTGCTCGCCTGCAAGATAAATCCGCATAGTGTCTGTCTGTCTGTCCGTCTGTCTGTCTGTAAGCCTGCGTATTTTTTGTCAAAGTATGGCTGCAAGTTTCCGCTATATCCACCAGCAAGGTACAACCTCATAACACCCTACAACCTTTCCACTCGTCAAGCGTCAAACGTAGCGAGGCTTTTATATCCTCCAACCTATCATCATACCCAGTCGGCACTTCAATTACAATCTTCAACCCCTTGTTACCGCCTGCGTTTTCTGCATCCTCAAAAAGTGCGTTCACGTCAGTTTCATTGGTATTTCCCCAAACCGGAACTCCCCAATCATTCAAGGGTAAAGAATCCCATTCATTTGCTAATGAATCAAAGTCCCAGGCGCCCCACGAGCCGTTGTCCTTAATGACAATCTCTTTCAGTTTTTCAACGGGAGTGTCTGCCTTAACCACGCAGCACGGCACGTCCTTATCCCCGTTCTGCCTTGCGCCTGTGAACCTCAAATTGCCAGCAAGCAGTACATACTTGTCGCCATCCGGGTACACGATGCACGGCCTCATTTCAAACAATTCAGGTGTTTCTTTCAATGACTTTGCTATACGGTCAATATCATCACGTGTCCACTGACGCGGGTTGGCCGGCAGAGATCGGAAGAGCACACG